GGCAGTGTATGCAGCGGCCTCGCAGCCGGGCGCGCTGGATATGAGGAGATGGCATTGCGGCACCTCACACTGCCGTGCCGGCTGGATCGTGACGCTGGCCGGAGAAGCAGGCAAGCGGCTGGAGATTGACACGGGCTCCACGGCCAATGCAGCGATGCTGATTTATGCTGCGAGTGCGCCGGGCCAGCCGATCCCCGACTTTTATTGTGATAACGAGGCGGCTCTGGCCAACATGAAGGCCAGAGCAGGCCTGTAGCGATTGAACAGGAAAGGCCACGAAGATGACAGATGCGCCGATTGATCTAGCTGCCGTCCGGTGAGCCACAAAGAGCTTGCATAAGGCCGCAAATCAAATTATGGCCAAAACAGGACGACTTACGCGAGCCCACCTTCGTAACCGTAGCTGAGTGCTCGCTATAGGCCCAGGCCAGCAAAAAACCATGCTGGCCCCATCGGGGGCCTACGTCAAAAATCAGAATGAAACCATCTCTGATCGCATCAGAAGATGCCTGATACGCCATCATCGGCGTTCCGCCCTTAACAATCGCTGAACCGCCCGCGCAAGGAGGAATCATGCACACGTTGTCGAAACGACTCGCCCGCGTCATGGTGTGCGGGGCGCTCGTTGCCGCGCTTATCATGGCCGTGGCTCATGGAGCCGAGCGCGGCACAAAGCTCCACATGCAGGTCGCGTTGATCATCGGTCTGGCCTGCGTCGCGATCGGCGAGTTTCTCGCGTGGCACAATGCCGCGAGTGCTTGGCACGAGCGTCGATCTGGTTCGGTCGCGCTGTGGGCGTGCCTCGGCGTGATTTTGAGCGGCGGAACGCTCTACACCAACTTTTCATCCGCAGCCGCCAACAACGACTTGAAAACGGGCGTGCAAAAAGCGGCGTTCGTCACACAAGGGGACGTCGACAAGACCGAGGCGATGCTTGAGAAGAAGGTGTCGAGGCTCGAGGAACGGCTGCGGATGATGCCAGCGCGGACTGCAGAAGCGGCGCGCGCCGCGCAAGACAACGCACGAGCGCATCGCTGGTGGGGCGTCACGGACGGATGCAAGACAACGAAGGGGCCAGACACGCGCAAATTCTGTTCCGAATACGCTTCGGCTGTGGCTGACGAAAGCATGGCCAAAGACGCTATGACCAGGGCGGAAGAGCTTAAAATGGCTCAAGCGGAGTTGGCCACGTTGCGGACCAACCGCGCCGGCACAGGTGCAGCCGTCGTGTCCGACGAGCAGGCCGGCGTCGCGGTCCTGGCATCTCTCCTCCGTGTCGATGTCCAGGCCGCCCGCCAAACAGACAGCATGATCCTGCCCCTTCTGGTGCAAGCGATGCTCCTGATCGGAGGCATCTGCCTCGCGAGCGAAACCTATCGTCACACAGAGCGGCGCCCTTGGGTCAATTGGAGCCGGTTCGCACCACTCGGTCGCAGATTGATCGCATGGTGGCGGGATCAAACGCCGGAACAGCAGATCGCAGACGCTGCGCTGCGTCACGGCCGCATTGAAGTCAATCAAACCGTCACGGACGAGCGCGGCGTTAACGAGCTGTGGGCCAAACTTAATGGCGCCCTCAACCCGCCACGAGAGCGCACGGCATGACCGATACGGAGCAGCTCATTCACCAAGTCGCCAGAGAGCTAGGGATCGAAGGCGTCGCGACGACCGCAGGACCAACACGGGTTGCCGTGTCTTTCACCCGCAAAGACGGGTCGCAAGGAGGATGCAACATCGACGAGGGGACGTCGTTCAAGCAAATCCACGACATCCTCGCTGGAGAGGCAAAGTCAGCCTCGAAGGCGAAAGAGGCGAAGGCGAAGGTCATTGCCGCTATGGAGCTGAAGTTGAAGGCTCTGAAAGATGAACAGTGATGCTGCTGTAACAGAAGCGAAACAGCGTCCACACCCGCGCCCACATCTGATGCAGCACGAATTTAAGCCTGGGCAGTCGGGCAACCCGAAGGGTCGACCACGGGGAGCGCGCAGCAAGCTCTCGGAATTGTTCATCGAAGAGCTGTACCGCGATTTTCAGATCCACGGCGTCGACGCCATCAAGGAAGTGCGAGAGGTCCGCCCACACGACTATTTGAAGGTCGTTGCGTCGCTGCTGCCGAAGGAACTGAACGTGCGGGCCGACGTTTTGTCGGAAATGTCAGATGATGAACTTGTCGCGATCCTCGACAACATTCGATGCCTCGTCGCTGCCGGCAGTTTTACGACGATTGGAGACGGAGCTACAGAAGCGGCGCGATACCAATCGACTCAAGCACTACCAGCCCTACGCGCGACAGAAGGACTTTCATAACGCCGGACGCGACCACAACGAACGTTTGTTTATGGCTGGCAATCAGCTCGGCAAAACCTGGGCTGGCGGGTTTGAGACCGCGATGCATCTGACGGGGCGGTATCCCGACTGGTGGCAGGGACAGACGTTCGATAAACCGCCGATCATCTGGGCGTCTGGCGTGACGGGTGAGAGCACGCGCGACAACCCGCAGCGGGTTCTAGTGGGCAACCCACCGCGCGAAGATGAGTGGGGAACCGGGACCATCCCACGGGACTGCCTCATAGATCATGATCGGGCGATCGGTGTGCCGAACCTGCTCGACAACGTGGTCGTTCGTCACGGCGGCGGCGGCGATGTGCAAGCGGGTGAAGCGCTGTGCTATTTCAAGGCCTATGAAAAAGGCCGCGAGAAATGGCAGGGGCCAACAATCGATGCTGTGTGGTTCGATGAAGAACCGCCGCTGCCCATTTACACCGAGGGCCTGACGCGTACGAATCGCGGACAGCGCTCGCAATTTGTGTACATCACGTTTACGCCGCTCCTGGGGATGTCAGAGGTTGTGTCGCTCTTCCTATTGAGACCGCAATGAGCCGTCACGTGACGTCGATGACAATCGACGACGTATCCCACTACAGCGAAGCGGAGCGCGCGCAAATCGTCGCCAGCTATCCCGCTCACGAACGTGAGGCGCGCGCGCGTGGAATCCCGACGATGGGGAGCGGGCGTATCTTTCCGATCGCTGAATCGGACCTGATCGTGCCAGCGCGGGAGGTCCCGAAGCATTGGCCGCAAATCAACGGTCTCGATTTTGGTTGGGATCATCCGTTCGCCGCAGTCAACATCGCATGGGATCGCGACGCCGATTGTGTGTTCGTGTGTAAAACTTACCGCCGGCGGGAAGAGACGCCAGTGTTGCACGCGGCATCAATCAAACCCTGGGGTGAGTGGATTCCCTGCGCGTGGCCGCATGACGGCCTGCAACACGATAAAGGCTCCGGGCAGCAGCTGAGGGAGATCTATAAATCACACGGGCTGAATATGTTGTCCGAGCGCGCTGAACATGCCGAAGGCGGTAACGGTGTCGAAGCCGGGTTGATGGAGATGCTGGAACGGATGCAAACAGGGCGCTTCAAGGTCTTCGCCGATCTCGTGGAATGGCTGGAGGAATTTCGCCTCTATCACCGCCTTAACGGCAAAGTCGTGAAGGAACGTGACGATCTCATGAGCGCCACGCGATACGCGGTCATGATGTTGCGCGAGGCTTGCGTGAAGCCGAGCAGCAAGCCGCTGGCGTACGGTGGGAAGCGATACGCCTGATGCACCAAACACCGCAGCCACTGTCTGACGACGAATTGGTGTTGCAGCTCGAGGAGCAGAACCGCCGCGCTGTTGGCTATCTGTCCGACGAGGTGACGCAGGATCAGGACGACAACCTGAAGCGTTACCTGGGTATGCCATACGGCGACGAAGAGGAAGGCTCGTCCAACGCGATGTCGATGGATGTGGCCGAGGTCGTTGATTGGGCGCTTCCGGACCTCCTGGAGCCTTTCATTAGTGGCGAGCGCAAGGTGGAGTTCCAGGCGCAGACGGAAGCGGACGAAGCATGGGTCGAGCAGGCGTCTGACCTGGTGCAGCACAACATCATGGTCGAAAACCACGGCATTTTGTTGCTTTACGACGTTGCCAAATCCGCGCTAATTCAGAAGATCGGCATCACCAAGACGACGTGGGAGACGACGGAACACGTCGAGCAGCAGACAACGGCTGGTCTCTCGATACTCAACGTCCAGGCGCTGCAGGTCGACCCGGAAATCACGATTGAGAGCGTCCAGTCGGAGCCGACGAACGTCACCAATATTGATCCCTCGGTGCAACAGGCCTTTGTCGATGGCAATGCCTACACGGTGAAATTCAAGCGAACGGTCAAGAAGGGCAAATGCAAGACCGTCGCCGTACCACCTGAAGAGTTTCGTGTCACGCAGCGCGCGAAGGACATTCGCAACATCAGATATTGCTGTCATGAAACGGAGACAACGCGCGCTGATCTGATCAGCATGGGCTTTGCGACAGATGTCGTCATGTCGATACAGTCGGAGACCTCGCAGGAAGCCAACCGACAGGACACGCGGTTCCGCGGCGAGGACCGCACCGACCAAACAACGGCAGCAAGACTAGCGGCGCAAGTGACGCTGAAGGAGGAATACTATCGGGTCGACGCCAATGGCGATGGCCGCGAAGAAATGGTGCAGGTGTTCCGCGTCGGCAAGACCTTGTTGCAGGACCCGGAAGAGGTTGACGATCACCCGTTTGAAATGTGGACCCCGGACCGCATCCCACATCGGTTGATCGGTTTGGCGATTGCCGACAAGGTCAAGAACACGCAACGCATCAAGACCGTTCTAACCCGCCAACTGCTTGATAATGTGTATCTGGCCAACAATCCTCGCATTGAAGTGCCAGACGATGCGGTCAGTGACAACACGTACGACGATCTTCTCAAGTACCGGATCGGCGGTCTGATCCGCACCAAGAAGCCCGGTATGCTCAATGCGATCAACCTGCCGGACCGCTCTGGCTCCGCTATGCAAGCGATCATGTACATGGACAGCGTCCGTGAGCAGCAATCGGGCGTCGTCAAAAATGGCATGGCGCTGTCGTCCGAAGCCATCGACCCCAAGAGCGCGACGGAAGCGCGCAAGGAAGATCGAAACGAGCAGACACGCAAGCGCTTGATGGCGCGTATGTTCGCCGAAACGTTCATGGTGCCGTTGTTCCAACGCGTTCTACGCTGCATTGTCAAATATCAAGATGTGGCTCTGACGCTGAAATTGCGTGGGCGTTGGGTCGAAATGGATCCGCGCGGCTGGAACAGCAGCATCACGGCGCGGGCCAGCGTGGGGCTGGGGTACGCGAACCGCGATGAACAGTTGCTCGCGGCAAAGACCGTCGCAGAGATGCAGATGGTTGCATTTCAAAATGGTCTCGCAGGGCCAGAACACCTGTATAAAACTGCTGAAAAGGTGATCGAGGCTGTTGGTTGGCAGTTCCCGGACAACTATTTCGTCAACCCGCAGACGCCAGAGGGACAGCAGGCCCTGGCACGAATGGCGGAGGCCAAAGCGCAGGACCCGCGTGCGATGGAAGCGCAAGGCAAGCTGCAACTGATGCAGCTGGAAATGCAGATGGAGGCGCAGGCGGCGCAGCTGAGAGCGACCCGCGAGATTGAATTCGAGAAACTCAAGGTGCAAGCCAAGCAGGCCATAGAGGAACGGCGTTTGGATTTCGATATCAAGTCGGAAATGCTGCGCATCAACCAGGAAGACAAGTTGGCGCGCGAACGCATGTTCGCTGAATTCACGCTGAAGCGACAGCAGATGGCAGCGGAAGCCCAACTCGAGAGAGAGCGCGACGAGGCGGCGCATGTCATTGGATTGGAGCGCGCGAGAAACGCCGGAGCCGGACAAGGGAATGGCGTCTCGCCGGTCCGGTTCGGAGGCAAACTCGGATGAGTGACAAGTTGCAGGCCGCCCGCGCCCGTGCGCGCCGGTTAAAGGAATTGGCGCACGGGCCTGATGGGTTGTTTGCGGTCTTCGATGCGGTCGAGCGCAATTATTTCGAGACTCTCGTGGAGAGCGATGTAGCGGACCAGCGATTGCGGGAGGACGTCCATCATCGCATTTGCGCTTTGCGCGACATTCGCAAGCTGATCACGGTCGGCATTGCGCAGGGGGTCGCGTCGGAAACCCTGATCAAGCGACTATCCAAAATCTCAGAAGCCAAACAGCTCTAAGGGGCGCGATAATGTCAGAAACACTTGCAAAAGCAGACGGCGAAACGACGGCCAGTGGGCCGCTCTCGTCTGCTGACCTTGCGGAGCACTTTAAGGTCGAGCTGGATCGAGAGGACCAAGACAGCGCCGGAAGCCGTGTCGAGCAATCGCAGGAGATCGACGGCAGCGCCGGCGCCAATACAGATGTGCAAAGTGTCGTCAGTGCGGTCGAGGCGCCAGACATCGCGGAACCGGAAGCGGTCAACCAGCGAGAGATCCAGGCACCAGCCGGAATGAGCGATGAGGATCGCGTTGCATTCGCCAAGTTGACGCCGGAGCTTCGGCAGTGGGTCGTCAACAGCGATAAATCTCGCACCGCCGATTACACACGCAAGACTCAAGAGGTAGCAGAATCCCGCAAAGCGTATGACGCGGGGCTGCAAACTCTCCAAACACAACTGCAAGAGTATGATCGCATTCTCAAGGGCTTTACTGCGCGGCCCGTGACGCCGCCTGATCCGGCGCTCCGTCACACCGATCCGTTGGCCTACGAGGACCAGCAGGCCGAGTACATCCAGGCCAAGCACAGAATGGAAATCGCGAACGAAGAGCGCGAACGCATCAGAGTCGAGTCAGACCGTATCAACAAGGAGATGTTCGAACGGCAAGTCGCCGAGGAAACAAAGCTCCTTCGCGAGAAGGTGCCGGAATTTGCCGATGCACGAAAAGCCCCGATCCTCAGCAAGGCGGTCGCGGAATACGCCATCGGCAATGGGTACACGGTTGACGAGTTGAAATTTGCCAGGGCCAGCGACATTGCGGTGCTCGTGAAAGCGATGCGCTATGATGCCGCCCAGGCCGCCAGCCAACGCGCGCAACCCGTGACCGTCGTTCCCAAATCGTCGCAGCCTGGACCAGCAAAATCGGTCAGTCGTGGTGGTCCGATCACAACTGCCATTCAAACATTGTCGCAGGCGCCGACGAGAGAGAATCTCGCCGCCGCCTTTCTCGCTCAACTCAACTCGGAAAGACGTTAAACCATGGCAACGATCACGAACGCATTTACCACCAGCTCGGCTGTCGGCATCCGTGAGGACCTGACAGACAACATTCATCGCGTCGACATCGACGAAACGCCGATCATGTCCATCATCGGAACGACGACGGCGAAAAACACGCTGCACGAATGGCAGACCCGATCGCTCGGCGCCGTTGATACGGGCAACGCCAAACCAGAAGGCAACGAAACGGCACGCGCCGCGGCGACGCCGAACGTTCGCGTCTCGAACGTCTGTCAGATCAGCTCCAAGAATGCGACGGTGACGGGAACGCTGGAAGCAGTCGACAAGGCTGGCCGCAACTCGGAAATGGCGTTGCAGATGGCGGACCGTACGATTGAACTGCGCAAGGACATGGAAGCAATCATGTTCTGTACCAATCAGGCATTCGCCAACTCCGGAACCCGCACCACGCGCTCGTTTGAAGCCTGGATCCGCACCAACACGTCGCGTGGCGCTGGCGGGGCGGATCCCGCGGACCCCACGACGACGCCGGGCACGACGGCAACAGATGGCACGGCGCGCGCCTTTACCGAGGCCCTCATCAAGACAACGATGAAGAAGGCCTTTGAAAACGGCGCCAAGCCCACGAAACTGATCATGGGCGCGCATGCGAAGACAGTGGCGAGCGGGTTCACCGGTCGCGCCGGATCGACGGTCGACATCGGTCGCAACACGGTGACGAACAACGTTACCAAGTACGAGAGCGATTTCGGCGTGTTGGATTTCATCCCGCACGCCTATGCCCGTGCGTCTGGCCGCACCGTCATCGGTCTCGACCCGAAGATGGTCAAAGTCGCCTATTTGCGGAAATTCAAGAGCTTTCCTCTCGCCAAGATCGGCGACGCCGAGACGCGCGAGATTATTTCGGAATACGGGCTCGAAATGTGCAACGAAAAAGCACATTTCGTCATCGCCGATTTGTTGACGGCGTGATCCGGTAACGCGTCACTGATGGCCGGCTCACAATGAGCCGGCCATTCCATTGAAGAGGACGACATGGCCGATACGACGAAACCGCAGAAGACACCTCCGGCACCAGCCGAACCCGCAGCACCAGCCAATTCGGGAAAACCACCAACCACGCTCGTGAAAGGTGTCATTCTCGCGGACGGTGTGTTTTCGTCGCAGGGCAAGCACAGCAAGGGCGAAAAAGTCGAGCTGCCTTTGGATGATGTTGTCTCATTGGAGGCGAACAACTTCATCACGAGGATATGATGCAGATCGTCGGCAAGATCACAGATTGGCAATTGCGATCATGGAAGCCCGGCAAGAAGACATGGATGCGGTACAACGCCGCCACGGATTCCGTCGAGTTCATGGAAGAGTTCTTCGAAGATGTGCCCTTGCGCGATGCAAAGATCGAACGCGAACTCTCTGAAATGTCATCAGGCCCGCGTGATCTGAAGCCGCTCGCTATCGTTCCGAAATCGGTGCAACGCCAGGCGATCCTTGAAGGCTGGGAGGACGACGACAAGCAATGGCGGCGCTGGATAAATGACAGCGACAATCGTTATCTCCGCATAGCCGGTGGTCGCGTATGAGCTTCGCGACATACGGCGCTCTCAAGACGCGTGTGGCCAATGAGACGAATCGGACAGATTCGGGGTTCGTCGCGGAGGTGCCGGGCTTTGTCGCGCTTGCCGAGCAACGTATTTTCCATGGATCAGACGAGCCCATGGAGTCCCGCGCGCTGCGGGTCCGGTTCATGGAGACCCGCGTCACCCTCGCACTGACGGATGGTGAAGGGTCGCCGCCGGCGGACTTCCTCGAAGCGAAACGGCTTGAATGGCCGTCGGAGCCGAGCAGTCTTCCCGTCTTCCAGCCGCCGGAGACGTTCTTCCGTCAACGATCGCCGCTGACAACGGGCGGTGCGCTGGCGTTCACGCATGAGGCTGGTAAAATTTATCTGACGCCCAAGCTTACTGGCACCATGGCGCTGGTATACTACGCAAAACCGCCGCCACTCGTGAACGATGGCGATACAAACTGGCTGTTGATCAATGCGCCGGGCGTGATGTTCCAAGCGGTGCTGATCGAAGCCTATCGCTATTTGCGGAACGATGCGATGGCGTTGGGATCGTTTGCCGCTTTCAAGGCGGCGATCGACGGCTTGCGGCGCAGTGATCGAAGCGCACGGGTCTCGGGTTCTTATCTGTATCCGAGGGTCCGCACGTGACACGATCTGTGGCGGCGATTCCCTTGACGCAGTGGGCGCCCGATCTGGCGCAGACGTCGGGCGCGCAAAGCGAAGCCAAAGGCGTGATTTCAAAGGCGGGCCGGTACACGCCGCTCGGAAGTCTGGTGGCGTACCATCCGAACGCGCGGATCGTTGATCCCTGTCAGGCTTGCGTGGCGTTCTATTCGCCTGATGGGGGGTTGGCGACATTCATGGCCGACAAGGGCCGCATTTATCGGCTCGTCAACAAGGCACCGCTTGATGTCTCTCGAGCTGGGGGCTACGCCGGCGATCCCGATTGGGCGTGGAGTTTCGAGCAGTTTGGCGCGAACGTGCTGGCCTGTCAGCGTAACGTCCCGCTGCAGCGCATCGAATTGGGCAGTACGGGAACGTTTGCGGACCTGTCCGGCAACCCGCCGCCGGCGGATGGCGTGTTCCGGGTTCGCAATCATATGCTGGCGGCAAAGGGGTTGGACCTGTCGTGGTCGGCATTCAACAACATCGAAATATGGGATCCCGATCCCGCTCTAGGATCGGGATCAACGCAGCTTGGGGCGCAGTTCGGGCAATTCCAGGTTGGCCTTGGTGGCGAAGCCGGCTTCATCTTCCAGGAGCGCGGCGTTTCGCGTCTGACGTACGTTGGACCACCGACAACTTGGGTTCTCGACGAAGTGGAACAAGGCCGTGGTTGCATTGGTCCGAAAGCGGCCGTGAAGTGGGGCCGAAACGCAGTCTATGTGAGTGAAGATGGCTTCTTCCTGTTCGATGGTTTGCAGAGCCAGAGCATCGGCGATAAGACCGTCGACCATTATTTTCAAAGCCGTCTGAACTACTCAGCGCGTCATCGTGTTTCGATATCGATCGATGGTGCAAACAAGTCGGTAATGATTGCGATCCCAACCGGAACCAGCCTGACGCCGAATGAACTGCTGATCTATTCCTACGCAGATCAGCGCTGGACACATGACGATATCCCCGTGCAATTGGTCACAGACATTCCGCGCGAGCCGGTGACGGCCGATGATACGGCCGGATTGATTGCTCTCTTTGGTTCGGCGGCGACGGAAGCCATCAATGTCAGTCTCGACAACCCTGTGTTTCGAGAAAATCGCCGCCGATGGGCTGCCGTTGATGTCGACGGCACACTGAGCCTCTTCGAGGGTCCGTCGCGCACTGCCACGCTGGACACGAATTTTGCCGAATTGCAGCCGGGCCGTAAGGCGTACGTCACTGAGATTTGGCCGCAGATCGACGCCGCGCCAGCCGATGTCACGGCACAAGTCTCGGCAAAGCTGTCGCGGCTCGACGAGGTTGCAACCGTATTCCCCGCTGAAGCGATGACAGCGCTCGGCAACTGTCCGGCTCGCGTCGATGCGCGGTGGCTGAAGGTGCGCATGTCGATTGCGGCCGGTGCCACATGGACGGAAGCCACAGGCTTTGGCTGGGACGGGAGTATCAGCGGTGCCCGTTAATACGCTTGGAACCGCCGCCGAACAGATTCCAAACCCGCCCGCATCGACGGACCCGCGCACCGTCAATCTGTTCCTACAGCAACTTGTCGACACGTTGCGGCGCACGCGATCCGCGGATGGGCAAGCGTTATCGGCAACGGCCGAAGCGCAGCTCCTGATTTCTGACGCAATCGAGGCCTTGCGTAAGGAGGTCGCCGCCGCACAAGAGGTTGTGGAGACACTGGAGCAGTATATTGCAACACTCGATATCGGCGCCCTGACGGCCCAACAGGAGTTCGAGCTGTCGTTGACGACGCAACGACGGGAGCTGTTTGGGTCGTCCGATGACGTGCTGGGTGCGGCGCTGAGCGAATCCCAAATTGCGGCCGAACGGGCTTTGGAATCGCGCGTTGAGGCGTTTCACAATGAGGCGGCCATCCGGACAGAGCAAGTGGTCCGTCTGACGGCCGAGGAAAATTTCGCGCAACAAATCACGACGCTGGTGACGGACCTTGGTGTTGCGAATGCGGCGATTGTCACCGAGCAGACGGCGCGCACGAACGGCGACGCCGCCAACGCCGCGTCCATTAACGCGGTTTCGACGACGGTAGCCGGGCATACGGCGACGATCGCCACGCAGCAAACCAGTATCAACGGCATCTCGGCAAACTGGACCGTGGCACTGACCGGAAACACCGTGTCTGGCATGGTACGCCTGGACGGGACTAACAGCCTGTCGAGTTTTGATGTTGTCGCGGATGTGTTTCGTGTGGCGCAACCCGGTGTCGTTGGCGGCGCCGTGCGCACGGTCTTCGTGATCGGGAACATCAACGGGACGCCGGCGCTCGGGTTCAACGGGGATGCAATTATTGATGGGTCCATTCTGGCGAGCCGCCTGAACGTGGCGACATTGAGCGCCATCACCGCGAACATTGGCACGGCAACGGCCGGGCTGATTCGTGACCCGGGTGACGTGTATCAGTTTCGCGTCTCAGATGGATGGTTCGGCCGATCCGATGGAACAAGCTTCATCGACATGAAAAACAACATTCTGCAATTTAGCGCATGAGCACCAGAGTCCGCGCCGAAAACGGCAAATTCGCAATTTACACAGTATCCGATCCGGCTTCGACGGACAACGCGCCATTGCAGTATCCGCTGTCGAACGCATCGCGTGTCAAGTTTCATTCGGACCTTGACTATCCGCAGATCGTCGACGTGAGAACGGGAAGTGTCACGATACCGGGAGCATCGCCCGGTACATACGGTCTCAACGATTTGAGCCATACCGTTCTGTTCGCGCATGGCCGTGGGGCAGCACCGATGGTGTTGGCGGAGTTTACCGCGATTGGGGTGCATAATTTGCCAGCACACGCTTGCGGGTCGGTACCGACAGTCAGTGGGTTCAACTATTCAAGCGGTGAGCAGTATTACGATATCAATAACCCGGTTGTTCGCTGGTTGTCGTTCGGTGCAAACGCATCCGACATTGTCGTGACGCACTATTGCGGGTCCGGTTTTTCGCAGCTACCCCCGCTGACGATCTCGTATAAAGTTTGGGTGACGGATTTTTCTGTCGATGGCGCGTCGCCGCCGACGTATGACAGCGCCGCGCCACTGCTCGGCTTGAATGCTTTCAGCGCGCGCTTTGGAAAAGGTCGGTTTGATTCAACGCGGCGTTATGTCCGCACAGGTGCGCCATCGCCGGAAACGGTAGTGCCCCAGGCATCGCCCCTGGCTATGCGTCACGAACGGTACCCGCCGAACAATTCCGAGAACCCGACAGTGCAGTACCTTGACTATCGCTATGATGGGTATGTGCTGCGACCGGGCGTCGTGAGTACTGGTGGGACTCTGGCGTCGGTAATCCCGGTGTTGGGCGAAACCTACTTCTCCGAAACGCGGCCTAACCCAACATCGATACCGATCAGCATATGACAACTGTGCTAACAGCCGGACGCTTGCTCATTACGCGCCCCGATGGTTCGACAGCCTTCGACACCGATCAAAAAATGTTTTCGAGTGTCTTCGTGCAAGGCGCTATCGTGGTGCCGCAACGGGCGACCACAAATACGTACGGGACGGCAAGTTACAGCAATGTTGACGCCACATACGAACTCGGAAGCGTTCCGGCGGCCATGACGGACGTGATTGGTATGGTGCGATTCACGGCCGCGCTGGCCAGTCAGAAGCAGGTACATGAACAAATTTGGACACAATATAACGGCCTCTACATGAATACGTTTTGGGGCGCTTGGACGGGATCGGGAGGCGTGAAACTGTTGGGTACGCGATACTTTCGGTTCGAAATCACAAACGGTGCGCTGCGCTGTCGAGAGAAGACGCGAATGACCGGGCTGGATGATCCAAACCATATCGAAAATTGGGTGCATTTGCCTGTCATTCAAGGTGGAACGTTGCACTACAAACTGTTTTGCGGGTTTTTCAGCTAGGGCGCTATGGCACATCAGAACTGGTATCGGGTCGGCACGATCTCGGTCACCGCGGGCAGCACAGCCGTCACAGGCACTCTGACGGGTTGGACCGATCAAGTCTCATCCGGCGACCATCTGACGATCGATGGCACCCGTTGGGCAGAAGTGGCGAGCGTCACCAGCAACACGGCGTTGACGCTGGTGACGCCCTGGTCCGGCCCGACCGCCGCAGGTTCGGCCTATGCCATCGCGCGCGTGTCGCCGCTGTGGACGTTGGCATCATCCCTCGCGACGCGCGTCGCCGATCTCCTGTCTCGTCTCGTGACGATTTTCACGACATCCGGTGTGCCGTCATCCGCCATCGGCGCCAATGGTGCCGTGGCGGTCGATACGGCGGCGAAGATCGTCTATTTCAGAGGACTTGGGGGCTGGGACGCCGGCACGGCCTTGGTCGGAACGCAAGGCCCGGCTGGTACCGATGGCGTTGGTGTGCCAGCCGGTGGCGCGATAAGGCAAGTGCTGCGGAAATCGAGCGCGACCAACTACGCCACCGAATGGGCCACGGCACGGGACGTGCTCACCGCCACACGCACGTATTACGTGAGCCCAACCGGGAGCGATGCCAACAGCGGTCTTTCCGCCGCGCAGCCGTTCCTGACGATCGGCAAGGCCTATTCAACCATCGCTGATACGCTCGACCTTGGAGGGCAAACCGTCACCATCCAGCTCGACGATGGAACCTATGCCGCCGGCCTCGCGGTGCAAAAGCCGTGGGTGGGAGGCGGATCGGTCGTTCTGCAGGGCAACACGACCACGCCAGCGAGCGTCATCATCAATCCCGGCGTCTTCGGCGCTTACGGCGTCTATGTCAACACCCCGCTTCCTGGGCTGCTCAGCGTGACGGGTGTCAAATTCGTGTGTGCTGCGACCGCCATCCACCACGAATCCACCGGCCTCATCCGCTTCGGCAAAGTCGACTTCGGCGCTTGCGGCAGCTATCACATCGCAACTGCGGCGCCGGGCGCCAAGATCGAGGCCAACGACGCTTATACGATCTCCGGCGCAGCCGCCAGCCACTGGCTCGCCAACGGCCAAGGCCTGATCGTCGTCGCCGGGCGAACGGTCACGATTTCAGGCACGCCGGCGTTCGCGGCGGCCTTCGCCTATGCGACGCGGCTCTCCCAGATTCAAGGGTACTCGAACACGTTCACCGGCACGGCGACGGGCGTGCGCTATCTCGTCGACGGCAACAGCCTGATCTTCACGAATGGTGGCGGCACGACCGCCTATCCCGGCAATAGCGCGGGCTCCGCAAGCACGGGAGGTCAGTATGTTTAAGATTACCCATGCGGATGGCCATGTTGAAGAGTGCCTGTTTTTGCCTATGGACCTGCCATTGGGAGCGGCGGTCGAATACATACGCACCCCGAGTGCGGTCGCACTGTGGAAATTGCGGGCGTACTTGAAGACGGCCAACCAGTTTGATCGTGTCGAAACGACCGTTGCGACTGGATGGGACGCGGTAGTCCGCGAAGAGTGGGAATACGCAGCAGACATCACCCGGAACGGTCGCTTGATCACGGCGATCCAATCGGCTCTGAGCCTAACGGATGCGCAGGTCGACGCCCTGTTTATGGCTGCCGGCCAGATCCAAGGATGATTACATGTTCACCGGTTCCAATCGAGTACGTCTCGCAGGAGTGGCCACACGTCGCACGCTGGTTTGACGACGCTGTCGGCTCAAGCGACGGCTGGTG